TCTACTTTTTCAGGTGCTTCTTCGACAGTCTCTTCAGGTTCATTTTCAACAATTTCAGGTTCTTCTTTAATTTCTTCTATCTCAGGTTGAGTGTCTTCAACTTCTATTTCTATTGGCTCAGGCTCAAGTTCCATAGGAGGGGCTATTTCTTCTGTTGAAGCCATCATGTCAGGTGGTGGTAAGTCTAGATCCATTTCCATTTCAATCTCTAAAGTTACTGTTTCTACATTGACAGGTATTTCAAAATCCATATTCATATCAGGCTCAGGTAACAGTTCCATTGGAGGTGGAGCATCAAAAGTAACATCATAAGAAATTTCAACATATTCAAATTCTAATTCTATTTCTGCCATTTCCATCTCAACAGACTCATAGGTTACCTCTTCATACTCAGGTTCAAAAGGCATGAACTCTATCTCACCAATATCATTGGTAGCTATGTCATTAAATTCAAAGACTTCTTCTGCAAAGTTAATCTCTGTATCTAAAAGATTGAGATAATATATTTCTTCTACTGTAGTTATTTGTTGAGTAATAATTGTGTTAATTACATTATAAAATACGTCCACACTCACATCATCAAAGACAGGACCCACAGCTAGATTAATATCTCTACCACCTATCTCAATAGTAACTTTATTTAATACACCACTGAAATCGAAAGACCCATTATAAGATTGATAGCCTGTTGATACTCCACTTTCAGACAAGATGTCAGTGCCTGAAAAGACCTGACTATTTCCGTTAAGTCCTGTAATGTGCATGTATATTCGATCTTGATCATCCTGTTTATCTACTTCTATAGAGTATTTAACTTCACCACCGTTACTAATATTTAATTCAGAAAAATCAACCGTCTGTATAAATGTAGTGCCCATTCCTGAAACACCCATGGTGGATGTAGAATTACCACTACCTGTAATTTGAGCACATTTATCAGAGCCTAATCCATAACAATTATTTCCTGTTGGCATTGAAGCAGGACCTTGTCCTCCCCAATCGATATCCATATCTCCCTCTTTACTTGATCCTACATATCCGTTTGAGCCATCAAGTATGTTATCAGAGTTTTGATTTGTAATAGTTTCTGTGGTTGTCGTAACAGTAGTTGTAGTTGTTGTAACAATTTCTGTTCCTAAGTCTTCTTCAGTTATGTCAATTTGTGTATCTTCTGTGATAGTTACACCAGGAGTGCAAAGACCTTGAGTGTCAGGTAAGCAATCTGCTTTAGAGAGGAACGAATAGCAAGAAGCTAAGAACAAGTAAACCAAAATTCTTAAGATCATCATTGTCTCCTTTAACCTGTTCTGCTTTTTTGACTTGCATGTAATCCTCTCTGTACATAGATCCCTCAGGAATTTTATCAGGGTTTGCCTCCCAATAAGAGGCTGCCTCGGCTCCAATTAAGCCGTTGACCGGGCATGGAGTTCCTGCGTTTTGCATTGAATCATGAACTCTTGGATCTTGACAAAGCAAACTCACCGCTGCTACTTTCATGCCGTAGGAATAAAGAGCTCTACTTGTGCGAACACGCTCACAAAATTCGTCTGTGATGACGTAACCTGTAGCTACGCCTAAAATATTATTTTGAACACTTCCACCAATTCCGATTTTGCAAATATCAGAATTTGAGTTGAGGACGGTTGGTGCATTCGCTGTTGCGGGTGCATTGTTTAAAACTGTTGAGGACACCGTATTGGTGTTTGCTTTGGAATCTGTAGCTATGGCTACAGTTGTAAACAAAAATAATATTATTAATAATTGTTTCATTTAACATCTCCAACGTTTCCTTGCCTGCCTTAACCTAGAATTAGGATCTTTGGCTGCCTTAGGAAACTTCTTCATTTGTCCTGCACTTCTAGCACAGAACGATTTTCTTCTTTTTGCTGATTTACTACCTGGTTTTACTTTACCTGTAACAGCAGTTTTTAACTTTGATCCAGGATTTTCAGCTCTATATCGCTTTACTCCTGCTTTAGTCATTCCCGCCCCACTTTTAGTGGAGCGAAAATATTTTTTAGTTTTTGGTGGCTGTTTATCTGCCATTATCCGAAGATGCAAGTCAGTGAAGTCACATTGGTTAGCGTGGCATGTATTCTATCTTGAAATCTCATACCTGTATCACCGATGTAAGTTTCAATTACTGCTGTAGCAGAAGCAGGAGTATCAATGTCTAACAAAGTTGCTCCTCCACTACCGTCTTTTAAAACGATACTACCAGCAGTTCCACCACAGACAGCGTGAATAGCTATCAGCCTTGCAGGTCCTGTTCCTACATTACCTGTTCCTGTAACTTTAGCCGATCTATAGTTAATCATAACTTACTCCTAACTTAACTTAGGTAAGCTTTCACCTGGTTGACCTTGATCTACTACATAATAGTAAATGATCCCTGTAATTGTTCCACCTGTTGCAGCAGATGAACCTTGACCACCAACAATTTTAATTCTTTCAGTTGAAGGTGTTCCTAAGTCACCAAGGGCTGCACCTGCAGTGGCATCACCACCCCAAATAGTTGCTACATCACCTGTATCTGCATCGGACTCATTTAAAAGACCATCTACGTCTACAAAGTTTGTACCACCATCAAAATCAGTGAAACCCATATCAATAGTTGGATTTGTTCCACCTGTTGCATCAGGATTATATGCGATACCTGTAACTACGCAGTTCTTTGGAAGAACTACTTTTCTTGTGTCTGTTGCGGATACTTGAACGTCAGTTCCTTGTGCCGCTGTGGGAACAAAATAAAACTGTGCAGCCATTACCATGCTACCAGCATATGTTTCCCTTTTTGAATCGCCACCATTAGATCTTACGATCCCAGCGAATGTTGTTCTACTTGCCATGTCTTACTCCTTTGTAAGTCCTCCTAAGAGGTCATGTTGTTAATGAAATTGTATTTTGACATAAAAAAAGGGCGTAGTCAAAGACATACGCCCTTAGATATTAATTATAACGGTTAAGCTCTACGCACCTGAAGTTCCGAAAATACCTCTAGGATCAGAGAAACCAAATGAGTATCTCTCTCTAGCTTTGTATCTTACGTTACCTGTGTCGAAATCACCTTCCATATTTGTGGATAGTGCAGTTCTTGTGAAGTGCTTTAAGCCATTAGGTGCATCAGTTTTAATGAAGAATGCGTTCACGTCAGTTAAAAAGTGATTTACTACATAACCTTCAGGAATCATTCCCATGTTTCTGATAGCGTTGACATCATTGTCAGCAGTTCCTGGTCTTAGTGCAGATGACATTAGTCTGTCAGCAGTAAACTGTAATTCTTTTGGAATTATAAGTTTTCTACCTTGTGTTGCAATTTTAAGACCACGCTCATCCACGTATGCAGCAATATCAATTAAAGACTGCTCAAGTGATGTCTCATTAAGATCAGCATCTGTTGCTAATCTGTTTGATAAAAGACCACCTTGTGCTAGTGGGTGTTGTGTATTTATAAGTGATACACCGTCACCACCTGGGTTGGTACCTGCGGCACCTGCCCCTGCGAAGGCTGTATTTAAAACATCAGCGGCCTTTACTTGTTTTGTGTTTGCCATTGATCTTGCAAGAGCTTTTGTGTAACGAGAGGAAAGCTGATCATAAAGATTATCTTCGATTGCCTCTTCTGTTATTGCAAAGCCTAATGCAATTGTTTCGTGTGTGTAGCGTGAAGTGTAAGCTTCAACTGCTGTGTCATAAGATATGCCAGCACCTTCTGCCTTAGATGGTGCAGAACCGAAACCTGATAACATTACTTCCTCTTCAAACGCTCTGTCTGAAGATTCATTGTCAAAGATCTCTGCGTGTTCGTTCTCATATCTTGCGTATTCCAAGCCAAACAGTGCGTTTAGACCTGGTTCTAACTCTTTAACGAGTTGACTTCTTGATATAGCCATAGTCTATACTCCTGTTGTATCTGTATACTGATGCTTATTAATTCTAACAAGAATGTTAGCGTTAGCTACAGTATAGTCACTGTTATCAGGATCTGTTGAAAGATCATAAACAGCGAAGTTTGAAGCGTTGCTAGTTGCAAAGCTACCACCATCTAATGATACGCCTGAAATACCTGATTTGGTAGATCCTGCGGCATATGTTGCGATGTTAGCTGTTGAACCAACTTGTGCTCGTCCACCGTTTGCGTCATCTACTTTGACTTCGAAAACGACACTAGGATCACTGATCACATTTGCAACGATATCACTCGCTACAATGCCACCTGGGTAATGGTTTGAAAAAGTTGGTTTTTGTGAAGTTGGGTCTGTATAGAAACAACCATTAAAAACACCAACCAATTCAGCACCCTTACTGTCTCCACGAGAAATAGCACCGTTTGCGTTTAGCACAACGGGATCTCCCATAAAAATGGAATTCGTCTCATTGCTATTGATCTTCATTTCTTGTTGACCTTGGCCCTGATATGCAGAACCCATCATTAGCACTGGTCGAAATCCAAAGTTGCCTTGTTGATTTGCCATAATATTACTCCTTTGTAATATGCGTTATTAATAGTGTTCGTTAAACAACCCGTGCCGATTACGACTTGTTTCCTGAACCAAAAGTTACTTTGGTTTGCCTTTGGGGTTTGCTGATCGGCATCCTTGGATCCTCGATTTTCAATAGATCACTGTCGACAGCCTCTTTTTGGCTCTCGGTTAAGTTTTTGTAATAAGAGTTTCTCTCTTCAACAGTTTCTATTGGCATACGAGCTAACAGCAACCCACCTACCCCTATAACTCCTGCGTGTTTACCATCGTCAATGGTGGGGAGTTGCCAATCAGGATATTCGTCGGCTCGGACTAATTCCCAACCTTCTCTTAATTTTCCCATGACGTTTTTATTATCGTCAAATCCTCTGACTGATTCCCTTATCCATCGGTGTTTAAACCCTTCAGGTGCTGGGGGTGCGTCTAATGATGAAGGTCGAGTCCAACCTTTTTTACGAGTTGTCTTCTCTCTAGTCTCACTAGATCGTAGCGTTTTATTTACCATATTATCTCCAATCTATACATATTTTGCGTATTGTTCAAGTGTAAGCCCTAGTTTTTTTGCTATGGCAACTTGACTAGGTGTTAGTTTAACTTTCTTTGAGCCACTAGTTTTTCCTGTTCTAGATGCTCCTGCAACAGTTTGAGGAGCTTTTTCTTTAACTTCTTTCTCAAACTTTTGAGGAAACTGTTCTTTGATATAATCATTAATCTCAGAATAGTATTCATCACTTTTTGGATCAAAACCCTCAGTTAAAAGTTTTTTGTGATGAGCTAAAGCTGTGTAAGTCATGGCCTCGTCTTTACCAAACCACTCATTGTCTTTTGCCCATTGTTCAGCTCTAGGATCAGGTTGTCTAGGTGGAGGAGTTTCATTTTTATTTTCAACAGTATTTTCTTCTTTTTGTTTAACTGCTCTTTCTCTTTCCTCTTTTGAAACTATCGCTCTCTCTTCCTCTACTGCTAATTTTGACAAGGCTCTTTGAGCATCGACCTCAGCAGTAATATCATTATTTACTCTAGCATCTGCTAAAGCTTTTTTGGCTTGTTCGATTTGAGATTTTACTCTTGTTTCATATTCTGAAACGTAGTTTGCATCCAAGGACTGCATTTTACTTTCAGCTTCTTGAACTTTTTGTTTTGCATTTTCAGCAAACTTTATAGCTTCAGCCTCTCTTTGTTCTGATTTTTCAATCCTATCTAAAAGTTTTTTAATTCTTCTTTGAACATTTTTAGAATACTTATCTAAACCATCGTCTTTAGCTTCTTCGTCTTTAGCTTCTTCTTTAATTTCTTCTTGAGAGGAGGCTTCTACTTTTTCTTCTTCGACTTTTTCTTCTTTAGTAGATTCTTCTCCTTGAAGTTCAACCTCTTGACTTTCACCTGTAGTGTCAAGGTCTACCATTTTTTCTTCAGCCATTTTTTTCTCCTTAGTATAAAGTTAATATATCTGTTGGATCTTCAACTGTGGATAGAATTTCATCATCATTAAGTATTCTAATTTCTCCACCATCAATTTTTACTCTAGAACCTGCATATCTTGCAAAAATTACCCAATCACCTTTTTTACACCAAGGTCCGTTTGGATACTTACTTTTATCTGCATAAGCGTCAGGTCCCATATTTAAAATTAAACCAACATTTGTTGTTAATTGTTGTTCCTCAATGGCCTTGTCAGTTAACAATAAACCACCTTTTGTTTTGTCTACCCCCTTGTGAGGTAAAACTACCATTCTCCAACCTGTTGCCTGAGGAACTTTATCCATAACAGGTCCTTTACTTTCTTCTTTCTTATCTTTAGTTTTTCCTTTTAAATAACTAGGAACAATTAGTTTACTCATCTTTAATTACCTCTTTCAATAATTCTTGATAATCCATCAATAGACCTTCTAATGCATGTAATTTACCCAACTCATATTGATATTGGTCATAAGAACTAACTTGCCTACTTAACAAGTCATCTTTCTTCTCATCAATTTTTTTTGAAATGAGTTGTTTTACTTTGTAATCGAAATGTTCAATCATCCTGAATTAGTTTTTTTCAACTTATCAAATGAGCGGATTCCCGCCATTCCTAATAATGCCATGACCAACGGCATTAAAACAGCCATATCTAACTCAGGTAAGGGATCATGCTCAATGCTAAAAGCAGCAAGAGTAAACATAATAAACTGTTTGAGAACGTACTCCCACAATATAGCTAGAGCACAGCTCATCCCAATTAAAGGCCGCCAAGCTCGTTGCATAATTCCACCAATTCCTGTAGCAGTGGACTTAGCATCAGCCAAGTTGATATCCATCTGCTTAGAATTAATTTCGTTTTCTAATTCTTTGAGTTTTGTTTTTGCGGCAAGTTTTTCTTCCTCTGAGGTGTGAACAGAGTCAATTACCTTACCTACTGTCTCTACTAGAGACCCACCTAATAGTTTACTAAGAACCAATATATACTCCTAACGCAAGAAAAACGACAGCGATAGCTACATCTCTTTTCTTTACATTAGAAGCAAAGTTTTTCACTTTTGATAGTATTTCCATTAAAATACTCCTTCGAATTTAAGACCTTTAGATGCTATTCCATAACCTCGTTTGTGTTTTTTATCCTCAGGTACAGGCCCTACGGGCATGATCTTACCTGGTGGAATAGATAAACCTTGTGACTTAGGTCCCTTTTTAGGAGGGACTGTTTTTGTTAGTTTTTTAGTCATTAATGTAATGTTAGATTATTTTCATCACTTTGCAACCTAGAAATCTGATTAGCAATATAGCTATCTGCTACAGCTTCTCCATATGCATCTACAATTGTTTCACGACTCATTGCCAACATGACTTGAGCTAATTCAAGTAAATTAGCACCCTCATCAACTTGACCTTGAACAAAACCTCTAGTTTCATTAATGATCTTTTGAACTCTCTTTTCAGTATCTTTGTCCATGTGTAGACTATAATACTTATTACTTGGTCTTCCTAGATTTTTTTTCAACGTTTTTAATAACACCTTTGTTAGCTGAAGCATAAAAAACCTGTTTACCTTTTTTCTTTCCATATGTTTTCTCCATGGACTTCTTTATTTTACTACCCTTTTTTGTTAGAGGCATCTCTTCTCTCTTGATTTAAAGTTTGAGTAGTCATCTTGTCATACTGAACTTCTGCTCTTTTATCTGCAATGTCATAATCTTTTTGTATTCTAGCTTGATCATTCTCTGCTCTTTGTTTTAATTTAGCTGCATCCAATTGTAATTTAGCTGCATCCAACTGAGCATCAACTTGATCTTTTTGAGCATCTTGTTGTAACTCTTGTTGCTTAAGTTGTATGACAGGATCAGGTTTTCCTGAACCTGATAATTGTTGTGACAATTGTTTTAACTGTAACATAGACTGAGCCTCTAATTTTGCTATCGCTTCATCAGCCTGATCTTGAGAAACTTGACCTTCTCTAATTAAGAACATCACTTGCTCTTTTGCTTTTAATGAAACGTGTTCTAAAACATGTTTCTGTAACTTCATGGCCATTGGAGGATTGCCTAATACCATTTGATTTGTTCCAAATACTAAATGATTTTCAATGTGAGCATCGTGATCTTGACCCTCGTAAGCTTTCAATAAATTACCATCTAATAAATCTGCATGTTCCATTGCAGGATCTTTTGGCTCGTTTGGAGAATCTTTTCTTAAAATTTGATCAATGTCTTTTACGCCCAAAGCTTCATACATTCTTCTATAAGCTTCTTTGATATTATGAAGATCAGGAGCACTTTGAGCTAACTGTAATTCTGTCTGAGCTAAAGTAACTCTTTGTGTTGTAGAATATATATTAGGATCTGAAACAGGTAAAACATCTACACGCTCACTAAAATCCTCTGCCTTAACTGTTCTGTCAGCACCCTCAACAGAGTAAGGATAAGTCTCAGGTAAATAATCTGAGAATACATCAAACAATAATTTGAATTCTTTTTTCTGAGAATAGTGACATCTTTTATGAATGCCTGACATGACTTTGGAGCCCCTCTCTAATAATGCCATTGTTGTTCCCACAGGTGCATTTTGATTTGCATCACCAACTTGTAAATCGGTTATAGCAGCAAATCTTTGACCTGACTGAACAACAAATCCTAGGAGACTGTATAAGGTCTGAGAGGGTTCTTTGTAGGGTAGAGGTAAGAGAGCATTTCGTAAATCACCATTCGGTGCATCGATATCTCTAAATTCTCCTGGTTGTATAGGCTCTGCATCATTTCTAATTCTAATGCCTCTTGACTTAAATCCTGCGGGTAAATTTGCTAAAGTACCTGCGTCTATTAATTGTCGTAAAATTTGTGTCGCTGTTCTTGATAGAGAACCGATTAAATGTATTAAACCAAGACCATAAAAACCTAAACCTGGTAAAAACTTATAGTGAACAAAATACTTTTTCTTTAACTTTTTTTCGTCACCCTTGTCATAATTTCTTCTAATACCTACAACCTTACTTGAGCTATCTTCAATAGTTACAATGTAAGGAATTTTTATTCCTGTGACCTCACCATCTGTGCCTTTATCTTCAAATCCTTCTAAATCTAAAGATACATGAAACTCATAAAGTCTAACCGACTTATCCATGTAAGTAGGTTTAATGCCCTCTATATCATCATATTTTTTTTGAACATCTGTTGGTTCTGTTTCGGCAGGCACTATTTCTATATCTTTATAGAAACCTGAAACTTGTTTTTTTCTAAAATCATTATAACTCATGTTAATGATTTGAGTAATTCTTTCACAAGAATCTAAATCACTTGCCATATAGTTGACAACTAAATCCTCTGCTGGAACAAACTTTGATACAGCTCTGTCCATTAACTCATCGTAATAAACTTTTTTAAATGTAGAACCTGCGAGAGGTAAATAAAATAACATCTGATCAAACTCAGGAGTGTAGTCCTCCATTGTATTTGTTATTTGATAATTCATAAACTCTTGAACTCTTTGAGCTTGAGAATATTTTTCAGGAGTCTCCTCTCCCATGACAACTGTTCTTACAGGACCACTAGAGGGTAGTAACTCTTTATACGCTGTCGCTTGAAACTGTGTTGCACTTTCAGCTAACAGTGGATGAGTAACACCACTAGCTCCTTGAAAAGGTCTAGTTCTCTCATCGTACTTTGTTCCTAGCAAGTCTAAGCCTTTTATGTAAGAGTCTTCCCAATCTTTTCTAGATGACCTATCGTTTTCTAATTCTGAAAGTAATTCGTCAGCAAGTCTATTGCATTCATTTTCATCCATGACTTCAGCCAAGTTAGAATAAAACTCAACTTCATCAGGCATAGAAGACATAGGATCAAAATCTAATATTGCACCACCATCTTCTTCAATTTGAATATCTAGTCCCTCAGGTGTAGGAATAGGCTGACCGTCAATTTCAACTTCAGTATCTGATTTTAAAATTTCTAATTCAGGCTTACCACCCAAGTCCAAAGATTTATCTATGTTGTCTACCATTTTTATAATGCACGTATTTCAGGTACAGGGGTTACATAACCACCTTTGAATTTTTTAGTTGGCGGCGTAATTTCAATATTTGAAGTCTCGCCCTGTCGAAGTTCTGCATCGGACTCGGCTTTGAGTTTTTGATCGAGGACTTCTTGGGCCGCTGTTCCATAGTCTTTTGGTACACTTTTTACTCCTAACTTAGTATATAATCCTTGCTCAAAGTACCACCTAATAGCCTGAGTGTCACCAACTGTTTTACCTATTAGCGTTGATAAGTCAGTCATGAATTGATCAAATTTTGTTTTCATTGTTGGAATTGGAGTTCCTGTATTCTCCATAATCTTATTATCTTTATCAGTCATAATTTTTCCGTCAGAATCTCTCATGTACATCTTTCCACCCATCAATCTATTCATTCCTCTAATATTCCACATGTCAGTCACGTTGTTGTCATCGGTTCCATAAAGATTAGCCATGAACTCACCAATCTTAGGACCAAAGGCTCTGTGTCCACCCTTGTACTTCTTATCCATTTTCAAACCTGAACTAGGGCCTAAATCACCATATTCTTTTCTAAATTCATTTATTTCTCTACCTGTCATCTCTGTGTGTAAAAATTCTAGGAAAGCATCTAGTCCATTCGCCTGAATATAATTATTCGCTAGGTTTAATTGTTTAGCTAAGTTTGTTCCACGAACAGTCCACCCCTTTCCTGTATTAGGATTTTTTAAGGGTAATTGTCCTGTGTCTGCAAATATGTCTGCAACTTGTAGAGCCACTTTAAAATCACTTCCAACACTAACACCTGAGGATGAGATAGCAGTTGTAAAAACAACTAGATCTTTAAGGTTAGGATCGTTTGCAAATTTAGGATTAATTTTCTCAGCGATGTCCATCGCCTTCTTAACACCGTCATCATACCAACCCACACCTGTCACCTCTTGGCCCAATTGATAATTAATTTCTTGTACTCCCTCTTCCAACATAGCTTTATAATCATTATCATTGAAGATATCTCTCTTCGCACCTTTGTCTAAAAATTCTAAGATGTCAGGAATTTTAGTTTTACCTGGTGTAACTAATTTTTTAACGTTAGCTATAAAGCTTGTCCCTGATAATATTTGAAGAGGCTTTGACTTTTCTATGTCTTCTTTGTCAGGAGCTAGAGGAGTTAAGTCAGATGGCTTAATCGGATCAGGGTCCTCGGACTTCTTACCTTTGTTCTCTTTTTTCTTTACTTCTTTTTTAGACTCCTCTTTTTTCTTTAACGCTGTCACCGCAGGTGACGCCGCTAAATTTGTGATTATATCTAATAAATTCTCTCTTGATATATCACCAACAGATAATTGTTGTAAGAGGGCATCAGCTTGTTGCTGTCCTACGATGCCCACGAGCAACGGTCCGAGGATCGCGGGACTTGCTCTAAGAATTATTTGTTGAAGCATCTTAGTTACCTGTCATCACTTTTTTATCATCATCGATAATTAATTTTGTGTCGTGAGTAATACCATTCTTATCGTAGTTCTCTAAAACTTTGATCAGCTCTTCTTTACTCATGTTTTCTAGAGGCGTGTCAGTCTGAACTTTGTTATCGTAAAATCCAGCAACCTTACCTCTGTTTACTTCAGCAGCCACGGCCGCCGAATAGTGTTTATGTTCTCTTGCTTCCTCTCTGATTTGTTTTAGGGAGGCCAAATGAGATGCAGTAGATACTCCATAGATTTGATGTAGATCTTGTTTCATTTCATTAACAGCCTCCACTACGAAAGGATTTAAGTGAGGGTTCATTAGATCGGTAGCAGTTTGACGTGCACGATTCATTGAATATCCCGCTTTTCGTGCTGCCTCGGCCGCGGAACATTCTCCAAGTAAAACTTTGTGGACATACTCGTAAACAAAAATCATTTGTTTAGGCGTTAGTTTTTGTTTGAGCCTTCTGTCTTCAGGGTTAATTAATTTTTTAATAGTATTCATATTTACGTTTTCCAATTAGTTCTTCAGGTTCATCATCATACAATGAAATGAAATTTCCCTGTCTATATCTTAACAGTGCTAAGGTGGTTGCGTCAACAAGATCATCGTGCTCTCCATAAGGAAAAGAGGCACACTCTTCTTGAACTTCTTCAGCCCAATCCATGTTTGGTCTCCAAACGTGTCCTGCCTCAAAGATGGGAGCAACAGAGTTTAATCTGACATGTTTATCCATTCCACGATTAGGAGAGAAAGCTGTAGCGTACACACCAAAACGCCGGAGCTCTTGTATCAAGGGTGTACCTGAAGCCTTAGCCTCAATCATCACAGCCTCAGGGTTGTACAAGTTTAATTCTTCTTTTGCTACTTGTTTGAGCTCAGGAAAATCCCAACGACCTTTTCTAGCGTTTAACAAAATCAAATGTGTTTCTTTTCCTTCGTCAGGATAGAACACACCCCATGTTGTAATGGCAGAATAGTCAGCAGTTTCTTTTTTTGAAAACGCTGTATCATAACTTTGAATTTTAAAAGCACACTCAGGTGGGTCTTCCTTCTCCCAAATGTTCCACCATTCACGTTTAATGATACTTGTGCCATCATAAGTAGGATTTTGTTGCCATTGTGCACTCCACTTTGTAGGAACTAAAGATGCCTTTACTTTATCAAGCTCATTTAACTTCCAATACTGTGGCCAAATAGGTTTTCGCTTCTCTTCGTCATCGTCTTCTAAAATTGCCGGGAATTCTATGATGTCCCACTTATCTGCTTTTAGATCTCCCATCTTTTTTACAAGATTACCTGTAAGATCCTTGTCAGACCATCGAGTCATAACGATAACAATACTTCCCCCAGGTTGCATACGCTGTCTAGGACCTGAAGTGTACCACTCATACGCATTATCCATGGCTGTATCGGACAAAGCATCTTGTTCTGAGTGAGGATCATCGATAATTAGTAGGTCAGCACCTCTTCCTGTTATCGCACCACCCACACCTGCCGCGAAATACTCACCTCCAAGGTTAGTTTCCCATCTTCCTGCCGCCTGATTGTCAGTTCTTAGGGTTACATCAGGGAATACTCCCTTATATTCTTTTGTGTTCATGAGATTTCTAACTTTTCTACCAAATCTTATGGCCAACTCACCTGTGTGAGTAGCTTGAATGATTTTTAATCTAGGATTTTGCCCTATCATCCATGCCGGGAATAAAAATGAGGCAAACTCACTTTTTGTGTGACGTGGGGGCATGTTAACTATCAGCCTTTGGTTCTTACCTGTCAGGAATTTTTGAAATTTTTGTGCAATCTTAATGTGATGTGGTCCTTCTACAAACTCAGGCCACATAGATTTTACAAATCCCATGAAATTTGCACGTGCATTTTCTTGTTCGACCTTCCTTCTTAGCAATACCATCGCCTTTAATTGGTTCGCATCAAGATTTTCATAGTCTATACGCATATTTTACTCTCATTCTGTGTTGATGTTGCCAGGACAAGGCCAAGCGTGTGCGGAGCGGGGCCAAATTTTGGGGGCCCGGTAACTGTTGATTTCACGGTCGTTTTCATTTGGTCTAAGTACCTAGGATATTTGTTGCATAATCTATATTATGAGCCACTATAACGCTATATTTTTCAACACTTCTAGCGTTCCGTGGTTCGTTGGCTCTATATATTGTATGCATTGTTTAAGAATACCTTGATAAGGTCCCATGACCGACCCACGTTGACCGTGCAAATTGGTTCATTTTCAACGTTTTCTTGCATGAAGTCGATATCTATCGATCTATACAGAAAAAAGGCCCTCTCTTTGAGGGACCTCTGCAAGATAAACAGTCCATCGATATGGTTCTTGTATTTATGATGGAATGCCTTTTGATGTGGCCTGAGACTTTGTAACAATCTAGAACGTTCACAGACTTTACATTCAATAAATACAGCCTGTTTATTTTTGTTAAATAAAATCAAATCAGGGAAGCCATTTATTGTAGTAGTTTCAATCCTTATTGGCTTAAACTCAGGAAGCTTTTCTTTTACCAATTTATATAAATTCTTTTCAACGCTCATAAAAATGTACCGTTACACTTTACAGATATTTTAACAATTTGGTACTAGAGATTTTTCCGTAACTTCTTTTAAAATAATCAATTTGGAAAAAGGGTTCAATTACCTAGGAGGTATCACACTAGTCACACTTGTTAAAATGACAACTGTGATAGGTAAAAGATTGATAACAAAAGCTAACCACGATAAGCGGACACTATCACACTTGTTTTAAAATATTTTTCTTTTTTATTTTTATTTTTTCAAAAAAACCTAAGTACCGTGATAGCTGTCCACGAACCACGGTCCATGTCGCAATATGCAATATAATATCACAATTTCTCTCAAACAAAGTGCCCTTTAAATCCATTTTAAGAGCCATAGAGTATATAATAAATTATCTAATAAAATCATACACGGACCTATCTTAAACGCTCTAAAAACGCAAAAAAATGCCTGTGGATAACTTTCACTTTTTTTCATTTTTTTTGTATTATTTATCATTTTATATTAGGTAATATCATAAATTAGTATA